ACACAGACTTAGCTACACAAGAACAAATTGATAACAAAACAGCAACATACAATGCTGGAGCAAATGCATGGGAAGTTCCTAAAGTTCCTGAAGTAGTTGTAACTGCTCCAAAGATTGAGCAACCTAACGTACCAATTGTCGTACCCGCAGCTCCTAATCCGACACCAACACCACCTGCACCAGTCCCACCAAGCACTCCAACAGTTGTATCAAGTTCAACACGTACGGGTGTAGATGGCACTGTAACTAAAGATGACCAAATGAGTGACGGCTCTGTTATCTCAACAGTTATCAGTGGACCGTCAACAGGGGGCGGCACTGGCGGAGGCACTGGCACAACTATCCCAGAGATTACTGTTACAGCGCCTAAAGAGCCACCATTAACTCCACCTACACAAGTTGTAATACCAGATAACAGTAGCTATGTTGCTCCGGTCGATGTTACAACAACACCAACAACACCTACTACGCCTGTTGAACCAACTACCCCAGTTGATCCTACATTACCTATCGTACCAATTGTTGTACCAGATACTAAACCACCTGTATTACCAACACTACATGGTAGAGGTGATATTGGTCCTATGCCCGATGTTACTATACCTAGTGGATTGAACCCAGGTTGGATCACTAACGTACCTGCTCAATATCAAAGTAATAACCCTGCTCAAGCACAATATTACTGGGGTGCCCATCCATATCAACCAGGACCCGTGTTTGATCCTAACTTGTATAAACAAAGTCCTAACGCACCTGCGCAACCATTCGGTAGTACATATGCACAAACGTCTGCAACACCTGCTCAAATTCTAGCAGCAATGCAAGGTCAGTATCCATTATTGAATACTACCTCAGCTTATGGTCCAGTAAGACCGTAAATATAAAATACTAAATAAGAGATAAAGGAAACTATATGTCGTTAATTGACTTAGGCAAATCTTCAACTACAACAACAGCGCAGCCAACACAAGAGCAACTAGACCAAATTGCAATGGCTAACACTTTTAATAAGAATACATTGTACCCAGCCTACGGTGCAGCTATTCAAGGTACATTAGACACATATAATCAAGGTGCTCAAGGTGTACAAAACGCAGCACAGAACTTAGCTAGTGTAGGTAGTCAAGCGCAACAGACATTAGGATCAACTGGTGAATCTGCATTGCGTCAAGGTATTACTGGAATGGAAAGTTTATTCAGTCCAGACTATGAAGCTAACCAAATCGCAGCGGCATTAGCTCCGGCTCAATCACAGTACATGCAAAACTTAGCAGGTCAACAAGCTATGTTTGGTGGTACAGGTAATTTAGGTAGTGCTCGTCAAGCATTAGCTGACAGACAGCTTGCAGGCTCAACGCAAGCAAGTCAAATGGCAACTGCTGCACAAGTTCAGAAAGATATTCAAGCGCAACGTGCTGCAACTGGCATGAACTTAGCTCAATTAGGTCAGACAGGTGTTCAAGGTGCTGTCAATGCTGCTGGCGTTCCGTTAACTGCTGCACAAACTGGCTTAGATTATTACAACAAGATTCTAGCAGGTGTTACTGGTACGCCAACATCTACGTTGATACCTAACTTTACAGGCACGCAAGGCTCTACTAAGACAGGTACTAGTTTCGGCTTTAGTCTATAAGGATAACTATGTATAAAGAATATGGAATGAGTGATAACGGGGAAATGCTTAGAGCCACTGAGAATAGCGACTCTGCTTCTGAAGACGAACGTAAAAAGAAATTAGCTGCTATTGCTAGTATGATTACTGGGCAAGCTACTCCTGTAGAAGCAAGCTATAGTTTAATTGAACCTTCATTATCTGGTGCAAAGAACGCACTTAACACTGCACAACAAGCAATTCAAGGTACACAGCAACCACAAGGTCCTGTAATGCCTGAAGAGGTGGCACAAGAACGTCAACAACCAGTCGCTGAAAGTCAACCACCTGTTGCTCCTGTAGCACCAGTAGTTGAACAAGTTAACAACACTCAACTGCCACAAGCAGGTCCAGCAACACAAGTTGCAGGTCCCGTGACAGCAGTTAGTCCTGCACAAGTACAAGAACCAGTGGCTCAAGCTCAACCAAAAGTTGCTGAAGTATCTAAGCCTGCATTAGATGATGTCTTTCATAAGGCTTTCGTTGATGCAAGTAACAGTACAGATCCAAAAGAACGTAGAAACGCATTTGCTCAATTGATTGGTAACCCACAAGTACCTGAAGGTATCAAGTCACAAGCTAACCAAATGTTTGTACAAGATTATCAAAATGAACGTGCAAAGCAAGAAGCAATCAAAAAATTAGAAAACGCAACTCCTAATGATATTGCACGTTACATGCAAGAAAAGAGCAAAGATGAAGGTAGTTACGTTAAAGCTATATTGTTTACTAAGTTAGGTCTTACTGAACTTGCTAAACAAGAACAAGAGAAGTTAAGCCCAAGTTTAACTGCGTCTAGTGCAACAGACAGTACAAATGGTCAACGTTATACTGTTTATCGCAATAAAGCCGGTGAAGTAATAAGAGCATTTAATAGTGAAGGTCAAAAAGCTGGTCAAGACGAGATTGCTCGTTTAGGCGCAGCTACATTGCCTACGTCAGCTCATCAATTACCTGCTGTGCATGGTTCACCTGTACAAAGAACAGTTCAGGACGCACAAGGAAACTCAAAAACTGAAACTGGCTTAATTATGTATGACCCACAAAGTCAATCAAGCTATGTACAAGTTGGTAACAAACGTTTACCTACTACCGGCTGGACAACAATGAGTCAAAACCCAGAATCTGTTGCAAACGCAGCAGGCGCAAAAGTCACTGGTGAAAAAGGTGCTATGGGCTTTGATGTCAGTAAGCCAGGCGCTGCAGGTGCTGCAGGCATTGCTCAAAGTTTAGGTATCCCTGTTATTAGCGGCAACAGAACAACTGACCAACAAGCTGCACTGTATCAACAAAGTGTCGATGCTGGCACGCCCGGTAGACTACCTAATGGTAACCCAGTTGCTAAGCCAGGCACTTCTGCACACGAATCTAATAATGCTATTGATGTTGACTCAAGTAAGTTAACACCAGACCAACGTAAAGCATTAGCAGTTAATGGCATTAGAAAACCATTGCCCAAGACTGATCCTAATCACTGGGAATACGATGCAAGAACAGCAAACAAGAAATCTCCATTGTACAAACAAGAGATTAAAGCAGCAGCAGAGAAGAAAGAGGCAGAAGTTATTGCTGAAGCAAAAGGCAAAGAAGGTGCAGCTACTATTAAGAAGCAAGCATTTGCGGATAACGCTTATCCAATCGTTAAAGAATTGGGAGCAATTATTAAAGAGTCTACTGGTTCTGGTATCGGAGCAAGCGTTGATAGTCTAGCAGCCCAAATAGGCGCAAGCCCTAAAGGTGCTCAAGCTATTGCTAAGTTAGAAACATTTGCAAGCCCATTAGTATCTATGGTTCCTCGCTTTGAAGGTTCACAATCTGATAGAGATGTTCTAATGTATCAGAAACAAGCTGGCGACTTTGCTAATCCAAAATTACCAATCGCAACTCGTTTAGCAGCACTTCAGGGTATGGTTAAGTTGTTAGAAATATACGACAAAGACGGTGCGAATGATTGGTCCGCGATTTCTGGTCAGCAAGAAAAGACTATTAATGGCGTAACGTATGTCTTTGATGGTAAGGGATGGAAGGCTAAAAAATGAGTGATGAATATGTAACAGACCCTGAACTATTAAAGAAACTGAACGGACCGTCTGATGAATATGTAACAGACCCTGAATTGATGAAACAATTGGGTACGCCTGTACCAGGCTCTGCTATGCCAGACGCACGTACACCAACAGACTATGCAATGGGTCAAGGTGCGCAAATGGCAACTCGCCCAGGTGTTGCTGTTGCTAGTGAATTGAGTAGAGGTGGACTTCAAGACGTAGCTGCTTTGGGTAAGATTGCATACAATGAACTTACACCAGCAGCAGTTGGTTCTTTTTTAACTCGTCCATTAGAATCTGCACGTGAATTAGGATCAGCTTATTTGCAAGGTCATCCTTGGGCTAATACAACTATGAAACAAGCTGCCGGCAATGTTGGTAAAGGCTTAGTTCAAGGAGCACTTGCCCCAGAGAACATGTTTACTATGCCGTATACAATGGCTGCATATGAGCAAGAAAAGATTCGTCAGAATCCTAACAGTCCTGGGTTAGAATATAACCCATATGCACAAACAGTTCGCGGTGAAGCTAAGACTCAAGGTCAAGCTGGTGCTGCTAATCAAATGAGAGCTACTGCAAACATGCCATATGGTAATGTTACCCCACACGAACGTGCCATGTTAGAAGAAGACGCAAGAATGAAAAGTGCTATTCGTAAGAAAGCATTTGAAAAAGTTATGGGCCCAGTAGTGCCAGGAAGTTTTTAAAATATGAATACAATTGAACAATTAACCGAAACATTCTGTGATAACTTTGTTAACAGTTACAGAGCACACAGTTGCCATTTCAACATTAAAGGTGAGAACTTTTATAGTAATCATAAGCTATTACAAAAGATTTACGAAGATTCAGAAAGTATCCAAGACGACTTGGGTGAATTGATTCGTGCGTTAGATGAACTAGCACCAGAAACAATCACTGACATTCTTGGTATGGCTGATTTGAGCGATACTATTGCAATGGGCACTGACGCTAATAGTTTGTTAAGTCTTGTACTTGATGGACAAGAGCATATGATTAACAGTTATGGTAAACTAATGCTTGTTGCTAACGATGAAGGTCACGATGATGTTGCAAACTTTGCACAAGACCGTATTCGTCAGCACAAGAAGTTTGCTTGGATGTTAAAATCTAGTTTAGAGTAATCGTTTGTATGCAAAACTACCGCGAACTGAGTAACCACGCTTCTCATGCAATTTTAAAAATGCAGTTTGGTCGTGTCGCATTGTTGTTGAACATACAATTACATCGTTTACAAGTTTTGCGTATTCTTCCCAGAGTTTCATCATGTCTGATATGATTCGGACACGTACTCTAGGAGGTAGAGTTAAATCTACATGAGCCATTTTAATGCAAGTCATTCTGTCTAAGCTCCATGCAACAGTTTGATTTGCTACAACCCAAGTATACGCTAAGATATTACCATTAGTATCTTTGCATATGCTAAAAAGTTCTGAAAGGGGACTATAAGTTTGATTGATAATTGCGTAAGTAATGTTTTTACTAATTGCAAAGTCTGAGGGTACGAAGATTTGGTCGACTTCAGGTATAAAGTGTGTCTTAGCTAGATGTGCTATTGCCGTAAAGTCTTCTCCAGTTGCTGGAGACCATGTGTAAGATAACATTGCGATGCCTTTCAAACTATTATTTAATAGAGAATAAATATTGATATGGAAAAGAAAACAACTGAAAAGAAAGTCGTTAAGCAAAAGCAAGTCAACAAGCCAAATGGCGGTCGTGGCGGTGCTAGACCTAACGCAGGTAGACCAAAAGGTTCTACTGAACAAGTTACAATTGATGGTTTATTATTAGAACTAAAGTCTAGGTCTGGTGGTAAGCCATATGAAGCATTGTTAGTCGAAGATTTCTTGGGTGCAAGAACTCGTGGAGATACTCAACTAACAGTAAAATATCATAACCTAATTCTAAACAAAGTTATGAATAGTTTAGCCAAGATTGAAGTGA